ACGCTCGGCAGCCCAGCCGCGAACATCATCGGCAAGCAGCCCAACTACGACGGGCAGCGCGGCCAGGACGGGAGCTTCCCGTTCGCGGTGTCCATGCAGGCCAACGGGTTCGGCGTGGAGTGGGGCTACCTCCTCACCGCGGGCAAGCGGGTCGACGTCGCCGCGACGAACGGCACGGGCGTGGACTTCGGTCTTGGCAGCCCGCCGCTGTTCAACGGGCAGGGCCTGTTCGGGGCGCAGGCGTACTTGCAGGTGTTCGCGTTCACCGGGACCGATGTGACGATCAAGGTCCAGGACTCCGCGGACAACGTCACGTTCGCCGACGTCGCGGGGTTCTCCTTCACCGCGGTGACCGCGGGGCCCGGGACGCAGCGGATTGCTACTGCTTCGGGGGCGACGATCCGCCGCTACCTCCGCGCCGTGACGACGACGACTGGCGGGTTCACCTCGCTGACCTTCGCGGTGGCCGCCGTCCGTAACGACGTCTCGACTGTCTTCTAGGGGGCCTGTGATGCAGATGGTGAACCGAATCGACCCGGCGATGCCAGTCGGCGCCTATCAGACGTACAGCATTACCGCGCCCCGGGACGCCGCCGTGGTCGCCGCGTGCGAGCAGGTCGCCTGCCCGGCCTGGCTGAACGGCTGGGACTCCGTCATCGACGAGCGGACCGAGCTCGGACAGCAGCAGGCCGCGTACATCCGGGGCCAGTCCCGGCGCACGTTCCGCGAGATGAAGACGGACGCCGGGCTGACCGTGTTCCGCTTCGAGGCCCACCAGCGCTGCTTCGAGGAGCACCGCACTCGCCCGGAGATCTACCTCGTCCGCGACGGAGATCACCGTGGGAACCCGACCGGCCGGACGCGGCAACACACCCGCCCAGCGGACTGGGTTGAGGACATGACCGAAAACCAGGGCCGCATCGTCGACCTGCAACAGAAGGGATAACCAACCATGGCCAAGCAGTCAGGGCTCGGATGGTCAGTGTGCTCGGTCGATGACTCGGCCGGTGTCGTCCGCACGATCATCAACGACGTCACCAACCTCCAGTTCGCGACCCCGCGCGCGGTGCAGGACGTCACGGGTATCGACAAGAGCGCGATCGAGCGGCTCCTGCTCCTCGCGGATTTCTCGGTCACGCTGAACATCGTGGCCAACTTTGCGGCCAACGCGAGCCACGATGTGTTCAAGACCGTCCCCAGCACCTCCGTCGCCCGGACCACGACGCTCACCGTCGCTGGCAAGACCCTCGCGAACGAAGTGCTCTTCACCGACTACCCGCTCCAGCGGGCCCAGTCCGGCGAGCTCACCGCGTCGGTGCCGGGCGTCCTCGCGGACGGCACCGTACCAACCTGGGCATAACGGTCAACTCGGACATACTTTGAAAGGCGGCACGACCGTGGGCTACAGGACCAAGGTCAAGACCTACACGATCAAGTTCGCCCCAGGCCACGAGCACCACGGGGCCGAGGCCAAGGTCCGCGGCATGTCACTCGGCGAGTACATGGAGGCCACCGGCCTCGACGGCGGCGACGGAGACGGCGACGCGGGGAGTCTGAAGAACTTCATCAGCCACCTCGTCAGCTGGAACCTCGAAGACGAGGACACCGAGCAGCCGGTCCCGCCCACTGAGAAGGGCGTCCTGTCCGTGGATCACGACCTGGTCGTGGCCATGAACAACGCGTGGATCCAAACCCTCACGGGGGTCCACGGCGCCGACCCTTTGCCCGAGAGCTCGACCTCTGGCGAGCAGTCCCCGGCGCTGTCGATTCCGATGGAACCCCTGTCCGAGCCCCTCGCGAGCTGAGACGAGCCCGACTCCTGCTCGGGCTCCTCGAACGCTTCCCCGGCTACACCCTCGAAACCCTCATGCAGGAAGACACCGAACTCCTGCGCCTCGTGGCGATCGAGAAGGCCGGAACCCCCGACACACCCGACACACCCGACGACGGAGGTGATCCCTGATGGCCGATGACGTGACCATCACAGTCCGCGTCAGCGACGCAACCGGCCCTGGGATCACTGCTGTCACACGGCGTGTCGACGGACTCGCCCGGTCCGCGAAGGACGGCGGGGGCGCGTTCAAGGATTTGCGGGCGACGATGCTGTCGCTGGCGCCGGCCGCGGTCCCGGTGGCTGCGGCGTTGGCGCCGATCGCGGTGCATGCGGGCGCGGCCGGGCTGGCGGTTGCGGCGTTCGGTGCTGCGGTGATTCCGCAGATCGGGAATCTGAAGGACGCGGCGGGCGCGCAGGACAAGTACACGGCTGCGGTTACGAAGTACGGGGCGCAGTCGAAGCAGGCCATGGCGGCGCAGCAGTTCGTTGCGGACTCGTTGTCGTCGATGCCTGCGGCGACGCAGCGGGCGTCTGCCGCGTACTCGAATCTGCGGGACACGTTCCGGGAGTTCTCCGACAGCAACGCGAAGTTCACGATGGCTCCGGTTGAGAAGTCGTTCGCGGTGCTTGGGCAGATCATTCCGAAGCTGACCCCGATGGCTCGCGGTGCGTCGACGCAGTTGGACCGGCTGGTGAGCGTCGCGGGCGGCGCGGTCAATACGTCTGGGTTCGACGCGCTGTCGAAGAAGGTCGGCACCTTCGCGAACTCGTCGTTGAAGAGCGCGACGGACGGTGCGATTCACTTCATGCGGGCCCTGTCGGAGGGGAAGTCCTCCGGCCCGATCGCGAGCTTCTTCGCCTACGCCAAGGCTCAGGGGCCGGCCGTCAAGGAACTGCTGACGAACGTGGCCAAGGCTGTCAGCAACTTGCTTCAGGGCGCGTCGCAGGCGGGCCCGGGGATGCTGTCGCTGGTCAACGCGTTCGCGAAGCTGGTGGCTGCGGTGCCTCCGTCGCTGGTCGGCAACCTGATGCAGGTGTACGCGGCCTTTAAGTTGATCAAGCTGGCGGGTGCGGGCATCGGTGTGGCAGCGGAGGGCATCACGTCCCTCCGGACGGCTATCACGGGGCTGACTGCGGCGTCGGCGGCTGCGGGCGGCGGGATGGCGGGCCTGCGGGCCGCGTTCATGTCGTTGGGGACTGCGGCGAAGGCGGGCGTGATCGTCGCGGGGATCGCTGCGGTCGCGGTGGTGTTCTCGAAACTCTCGGATATGGGAAAGAAGGCTCCGCCGGACGTCGACCGGATGACGACGGCGCTGGGCAACCTCGGCCGCACGGGCAAGGTCAGCGGAGAGGCGCTGCGCTCGTACGGCAAGGATCTGGGAGGCCTGGCAGACAGCCTGCGCACCCTGAGCCGTCCCAGCAACCTGGACAAGACCCAGCAGTTCTTGACCAGCCTCGTCGGCATGGACTCCACGCCAGTCGCGGACGCCAAGAAGAACTTGGACGCGGTCGACAAGTCGCTTGCGAACATGGTCAAGGGCGGCAAGGCGGACATGGCGAAAGCCGCGTTCGACGACGTCGCGAAGGCCATGCAGAAGCAGGGCCTCAGCTCGAAGGAGCTGCGGTCCAAGCTCGACGACTACAAGTCCGCGCTCGCAGACCAGGCCCTCGAAGCGAAGCTCACCGCGCAGTCGCAGGGCCTGTTCGGGCAGTCAGCTCAGGACACGGCCGCGAAGCTCGACGCGCAGAAAGCATCCGCGGACGGGCTGCGCGGCGCAATCCAGGCCCTCAACGATGCGCAGCGCCAAGGCCTCGGCGGGATGATCGGCTTCGAGTCAGCGATTGACGCGGCATCGAAGGCCGCGAAGGACAACGCCGGCGCGCTCAGCATGAATCACGGGGTCCTCGACCTCAACTCGGAGAAGGCGCGGAACGCCGCGTCCGCGTTGCAGGATCTCGCGGATAAAACGGACGGCGCGGCGACGTCCGCGCGGGAGTCGGGCTCGTCGTGGGAGACCGTCAACGGGATCTACGCACGGGGCCGCTCCGAGCTGGTCAAGTCGGCGCGGGCCATGGGATTGACCAAGGCGGAGGCTGGCCAGCTCGCCGACCAGATCCTGCGTATCCCGGACAAGAAGTCCACGAAGCTGGAGATGCGGACCGAGGATGCCGTGAGCGGCCTCGACTCGGTGCTGTCCGCGCTGAAGTAGACTCCGAA